TAATCAATAACGCAAAATGGCAAACTTTTGCTTTTCCACCAACCACTATTCTTGCTAATTCAGTTATTGTCAGTCCGGATAATCCGTATTTAACCCCTAACAATAATAGTCGCAGCTCTATAAGCCCTTTAGCAAACTTTAAGTTAATAATAACTGTGCCACTCTTTGACAACGAGGGTAATCTTAATGGCATTGAAGATGCACTGGTAAGTGTGTTCGCACAACTTGCTGCAACTTCATTGGTCTATAATGTAGGCGCAGTCAGCGCACCAAGCGTTCTCGAAGCACCATCAGGTACACTTTTGAGCTGCGAGATGTCAGTATCAATCCTAACGAGTTGGAGTTAATATGTCCGATAACGACAAAGCAAACGCAGACTTTCTCGAAAAAATCGGGCAAGTTGCACCAGCACAAGCACCAAAACCAATCACCAAGAAAGATGAGGAATAAATCATGGCTCAAGGCTTAACCAATAAGGTCGGTTTCAAGGTAGGCACAACGAGTCCTGCTTCCATCGATCTAAGTACATACGTTACTAGCTTTACATTAAATCGTTCTGTTGAATCCTTGGACGTCACCAGCATGGGTGATACCGGGAGACGTCAGGTGGCCGGGCTCCAAAATAACAGCATTACAGTCGAACTAATCAATGATGATGCTGCAAGTGCTGTTCTACAGACAATGAACACATTGTTTGCAACCAATGCTTACTTCAAGTGCGCATTGGATTCTGCATCGTCCGGTTCTGCTGCTAATCCATTTTATTCCGGCCTAATGCTTGTGGATTCGATTACTCCAATCAACGGCGCTGTCGGCGATCTAGGAACACAGAGTTTGACATTTCAGGTATCAGGTGCAATCACAGTGACAACAACTGGTTCATTCTAAAAACTAACTAAAGGGGCAAAATCATGGCACAGTTAAAAATTACATTCATTGATGGTAAAGAGTTGGTCGGCGAGATATCTCCGTTATTGGAATATCAATTTGAACAACACTATAAGACTGGGTTCCACAAGGCTTTTAGGGAACAAGAGATGCAGTCGATGGTGTATTTTTTGGCTCATGAAATTACAAAACGCAGTGGTGAAGTAGTAGATGCAAGGCTTGAGACTTTCATTGGCACTCTGAAAAGTGTCGAGGTACAAGACTCAGACCCTTTGTTGTAAAGCGCGACCTTCCGTTCACCTATCTAATTGCTAGGCTAAGCATTAGATTGCAGGTTGCGCCACAGCAGTTGTTGGAACTAGATCAGACAATGCTTAGAGCATTGCTCGATGGCCTAAGAGATGAAGCAAGGGAGAGTGAACATGCCAGCAGAAGTAAAGGGCGTAATCGCACTTCGTAAGGCACTCAATGCCTATGCTCCAGATTTGGCTAAAGAACTTACGGCTGAGATAACTAAGTCGCTCAAGATTATCCAAAAGGATGCCAGAGGGTTTGTACCTAATAAAGCTCCGGGTGGTCTTTTCAATTGGGAATTTAATCCCAATCGTAAATTGACTGCTAAAAACTCTATGTTTAGAACTTTTGCACCGGAAGGTGAACGAGTGCGTTTTTTCCCACTTTACAACGCAAGTGAAGTGAAACGTGGGATTGTATATCGCACAGGTTACGGCAAACCCAATTCTAGAGGTTTTCGTTCATTGTTTCGAGTTAAAAATATGTCAGCAGCAGGTGCAATTTATGAGACTGCCGGTAGAAAAAATCCCGCTGGTGATCCGGCAAGCAAGTCTAATAATCCTCAAGCCGGTGCAAGATTTGTGCAACAAGGTCCTCTTTATGGTCGCAAACGTGCTGGTCAGGATATGAGAGGTCGCGTGTTATTTCGTGCATGGGATCAAGATGAAGGCAAGCAGACTGTTGCAATCTTTAAGGCAATTGATATAGTCAATGCTAAATTTACAAAGCGCTCAACTGTTAGCAGCAGTCAGGCTGTGGCATGAGTAATATACTTATTAGTCTTGCCGCTGAATTTACTGGCAAAAAAGCATTTAAGGATGCTGACAACGCAACAAAAAAATTAACCAATACAGCAAAAACCCTTGCTAAAAGTTTCGGGCTGGCATTTGGTACGGCTGCAATTGTTAATTATTCAAAAGCATCGGTAAAAGCCTTTGTTCAAGACGACAACGCAGCTCGTTCTCTTGGAGTAACCCTCAAAAATCTTGGACTTGAAACAGGTAACACTTCAATTTACATCAACGATCTTATTAGTCGCATGGAAAAGCAAACAGGCGTTCTTGATGATGAGCTTCGTCCAGCTATGGATCGTTTGCTTCGCGCAACTGGTTCAATTACAAAGGCTCAAGACCTATTAGGTTTAGCCCTAGACATCTCAGCAGGTACAGGTAAAGATTTAACAGCTGTAACTCAAGCATTACAAAAGTCATATCTAGGCAATACTGCATCTCTTAGCAAGTTAGGTGTAGGACTTAGTAAAGCAGAATTAACTAGCTCATCATTCGCCGATATTCAAAAAAGATTAACTGTTCTTTTTGCTGGTCAAGCATCTAGTGCTGCTGCGAGTTACTCTGGACAATTAAACAAATTAACTATTGCTAGTAATAACGCCAAAGAAGCTATTGGTAAAGGCATTATTGATGCACTTATGATGTTAGGTGATAATACTAGCGCATCAGATTTAGCCACCGATATGGAAAACGCAGCAGAAAACGTAGCCAATTTAATTAGAGGCGTGGGTTTATTAGTAAAACAATTAGATAAAATACCGGGCGGATTCAAATTAGACGTGGCAATGATTCCCATTATTGGCGCTTATTTGAGTTTAATTACAGAGGCCGGAGCAAAAGCAGCTCGAATTACAGCAGCAAAATCTGGCAAAAATCCAATTCAAAGTGGCAGTTATCTCAGCACACAAAAAGCAATAACAAAATTAACTAAAGAACAGACTGCTGCTGAATTAGCAAAACTTAAAGCCAAGCAGTTATCCCTTGCCATAGACAAGGCAAATCTTGCACTTGGTAAAGGTGGAAACATCTTTGACAATGATGCCATCACATTAAACGCTGCAATGATCAATCAGGCAAAACAACTAGGAATGACACAGGACGCGGCGGCAGCGGCAATGATTATTGCAGATATGCAGCGATTGAAGATTAAGCAAGACATGATTGTTCTTGAGGATGCTATTGCCTCAAAAGACACAGCCCGTATTGAGGCAGCTACAAAGCAACTCAATGCTGACATTGGAATTCTTGGCGCATTAACGGGCCAAAACAATAAGTTAATCGACATTAAATCAATCCTTGACGGTTTTAAGACAAAGGATTTAATCAATTTAGATAATCTGACAGAAGCCTTGCGTCTATTGGCACAGTTTAAGTTTCCAACATTGACCATTCCGGGAGTTGTCATTCCACCTGTTGTTGGACCACCTGTTGTTGGACCACCTGTTGTTCAACCACCTGTTGTTCAACCACCTGTTATTTCCCAACCCGGCACAACAAGCGGCGGCAATCTAATCAAAGAACTTGAAAAAATAGTACCGGGTGCAACAAGTTTTATAGGCCCTACGGCTGGTGGTAGCGCAGCCGCTATTGCAGCAATAATTGCAAAAGTTGATCTTGAAGGTATAGCTCAAGAATCATTTACTCAAGGAATTAACGCTGGTGTTAGTTTTGCAGGGGCATTATCAGGAGCTAGATACGCTGCGCAAGCAGCAGCGGCTATGGGTGCTGTCAAGGTTGAAATTGTTGATAAAACAAGTGGTCTAATTGAAGTAGTACAACAAGCGGTACAAACCAATAACAGGTATGGCAATAACCTTGATTACGCAGGTGCTATCTAATGACAGTGCCTGTTGTAAATGCTTTCATAAATTTTAGTACAGGGCCTTCTTTTGGACAGGCCATGATATTAGATCAAGGCATACTAGACACAAATATCCTTGCTGACTCTGTGGCAATTATTGTTGATGTGAGTGATGTAATAGATAGCATCAGTACACGTCGAGGTCGTAACGCACAAGCAGATCAATTCCAAACGGGCAGCCTTAGCCTTCGTATTGTGGACCAAAATGGGGACTTCAATAGCCAAAACGTAAATTCTCCCTATTATTCTTTTTTGACCCCTATGCGTAAAGTACAAATAACGGCGACTTATGGGACAACCACTTATCCAATCTTCATGGGTTACATTACGAGTTTTAGTACAACAACTCCGCAAACTGCTTCTGACATAGTCTATACAACAATAGAAGCAGTCGATGCGTTCCGTTTGGCGCAAAATGCGCAGATAGCTACTGTTGCAGGTTCAGGCGTGCAATTAAGTGGGGCAAGAATAAATGCTTTACTTGATGCTATTTCGTGGCCTAATTCAATGCGCGACGTGGATTCAGGTTTAACTACAATGCAGGCAGACCCTGCCACAGCGCGTACTGCGCTAGCAGCTATGCAAACAGTTGAATTAAGCGAATATGGTGCTTTATATGTGGACGCATCAGGCAGTTTTGTTTTCCAAGATAGATCGGTAACTGCTGGATCAGTAGCAGGGACTCCTGTTTTATTTAATGATAACGGCTCTGATATTGCATATAGCAATGCTGTGTGGCGTTTAGATGACACGCTTGTGTACAACTCGGCCCAAATTACTAGGGCTAATGGAACTACACAAACTGCAATAAATCAGGCCAGCATTGATAAGTATTTTCTACACAGTTACAATCAACAAAATTTATTGATGCAGACAGATTCAGATGCGTTAGATTATGGTCAAGCCTATGTCAGTTCACGCGCAGAAACCACTGTAAGATGCGATGCCATCACCCTTGACCTATACACCGATAACTACAATACTGGCATAATTGCAGCCCTTGACCTTGACTTTTTTGATCCTGTGACTATTACTACCACACAACCGGGAAGTTCGACCTTGACAAAGACATTACAAGTTTTTGGCAAGGCTATGGAAATCAAGCCAAATTCATGGAAATGCACGATGACGACGCTTGAGCCAATAATTGATAGTTTTATCCTTGACAACGCGCTCTACGGATTACTTGATACGGCAAACGATGTACTATCCTACTGATATGAAAGTGAGTAAGTAAATGGCAAAACAGACCTTTACAACGGGGCAGGTACTTACTGCCGCGCAGATGACGGCCTTGCAATTAAACGACTATAATCAAACTGTAAACGCTAAGGTAGCTAGTTACACCTTAGTTGCGAGCGATGCAGGCACACGCATTACAATGAGCAATGCAAGCGCAACCACAATCACAGTCAATACTTCGCTTTTTGCAGCTGGTGATACTCTTTTTATCACAAATATAGGAGCTGGGGCCTCTACAATAACGCCCGGAACAGCGACAGTATCGACTGCTTCATCTTTAATTTTGGCTCAATATGACTCAGGCACTCTTTACTTTACAAGTACAGGTGTAGCGATATGGCAAAAGTATCAGGGGGCAGCAGCAGGCGGTACAAGCGGTCTAACTAAAATAGTAACGGCAGATTTCTCAGCGAGTGCAGCCGTACAGATTAGTAATTGTTTTACTTCAACTTATGTAAATTACATCATTGTGCTTAATGCTCTTGGCAATAGCGCAGGCGGCGCGTTATATATGAATTGGATGACAGGCACTAATACAGTTGTAAATAGTGGCATCTATTATGGCGGCGGCTGGTCAGTTAAAAACGATGCGACCACTGCAACCATTACAAGCAACGGAGATACTAAGTTCACTCTTGCTCCAACTGTGGCAACAAATACACGCCAAAACTTTACGATTAACTGCTCAAATGTAGGCAACGGCAGCCAAGATGGCAATATGTCCTCATTAGGTAATGGATCAGGTAATGGTATTGCTACTTTTGCAGGCATTATTGCAAGTTCTGCATCTACCACAGGTGTGCAATTTACGGGCAACGGCAATTTAACAGGCACATACACAGTCTATGGATTGGCAAAATAATGGCAAACGATAAAATAACTATAAGCGACGCAATAACAGGCGAGACAATTGAACGCCAAATGACTAATCAAGAGCAGTCAGCGCGTGATGCTTTCCTTGCAGAGATAGCCGCAGAAGAAGCAGTTGCAAAAGCATCAGCAGATAAAGCAGCTAAGGATAAAGCAGCACTACTTGCTAAACTTGGATTAACTGCCGATGAGTTTAAGACACTTATTGGCTAATGAAACCAAGACTGTCTAAAGCTGCAATACAACTTCGTGAGCAAATAGATGATTCCTTCCCAGATCGTGACAGGTCATCGGATGGTTGGGTCGGTGATACCAGACACGCTGCTCGCAAGTCTGATCATAATCCAGATGAGCAGGGTTGGGTTCGTGCCATTGACATTGACGCAGACCTCTTTGGTGTCGGGGTCAAGCCGTATATCATGCCAGATTTTGCAGATCAGCTTCGAGTCTTATGTAAGTCTAAAAAAGAAACACGAATCTCGTACATTATTTGGGACTGCCGAATTGCCTCACCCATCCTTAATTGGAAGTGGCGCAAGTACAGCGGCACAAACAAACACCAGCACCACATCCACATCAGCTTTAAGAAAGAAGCTGACTTATTGGGTGAATTTTATGAAGTACCTATGATCGGGGGAGCATAATGAAAGACTTAAAAACAGCAGCAGGCTCATGGCTAAGAGCTTTTTTAGTAGCAGTGCTATCACTAGCCGCTGCCGGAATTACAGAACCTAAAGCCTTGCTTGCAGCTGGCCTTGCATCTTGCTTGCCACCTATTATCCGTTACCTAAACCCTAACGACTCTGGCCTTGGCATAAAACTATAATGACTGCCCTCAATTGGGCAGCTCTAGTAGTAGCCATTTTATCAATTTGTGCTACAACTGTCGGCGTTCTTCGGTGGTTGGTCAAGCATTACCTTATGGAGTTAAAACCTAATGGCGGCAGTTCTGTTAAGGACCAAGTCAATCGACTAGAATCGCGTGTCGATGACATCTATCGCCTTCTAATCGAGAGACGATAGTCTCATGGCAAGGAAAGCGACTAAGGTACTTGAGGATCAAGACTACTCAGCACTTGATGTTTACTGCATTGCCTTGCATGAATACTATAAATCGCTAAGAAAAGCAGGTTGGTCAGAGGGCTTGGCTCTCTTTATGGTTACAGACAAAGATTCTTACCCTGCTTGGATTCTGCCATCTCCCGTCGATCCAAATAAGTTCGGCGACTACGATGATGAGGACGATGACTAAGCAGCGATATCTGGTGATATCTGATTTACAAATCCCATACCATCATGAAGCAGCAGTTAGAAATTTAATCAAATTAGTAAAGCGTGAGAAGTTTGACCTCATCCTAAATACGGGAGATGAGCTAGATATGCAGTCCCAGTCGCGTTGGGCGCAAGGGACAAAGTTAGAGTGGGAAGGTACTCTCGATGCTGACAGAAGTCTTGCGCAGGATATTCTCTATGAGCTTGGCACAACAGATGTCACTCGCAGCAATCACACAGACCGCCTCTACCACACGCTACTACGAGCACCTAGCCTCATCGGATTGCCCGAGCTTGAGTATGCCAAATTTATGGACTTCGCCGGACTCGGAATCCGCTTTCATAAAAGACCATTCGAGTTTCACAAGGGATGGGTCTTAGTACATGGTGACGAAGGATCAATGAATTCGAATGCTGGACTTACTGCCCTTGGGTTGGCGCGTAAGTTTGGCAAGTCTGTTGTCTGTGGTCACACGCACAGGGCAGGCATTAGTGCCTACTCAGAGGGCATAGCAGGCCGATACAGGACTTTGTGGGGCGTAGAGGCAGGAAATGTCATGGATAAGACTAAAGCCTCCTATCTCAAGGCAGGGGCCGCTAATTGGCAGATGAGCGTGGCAGTTATTGAAACCTATGGAGACAGAGTAAATCCCATGCTTGTCCCAATTAACAAGGACGGTAGCTTCACCTTGTACGGAAAGTTGTACAAGTAAATCGTTATCATTTCGTTACCTAAATATGCTTGACCAAGCCATAATGCTATGAGATTCTAATTTTGTAAGCGATCGAGGGCATCGCTACAGATAGGTACACAATGATAATCACAGAAAAAGACTTCGATTCTTTAAGTAATACTATGATGCAATGGGCTGGATATGATTGGGAAGTCCAAGCTGATAGATTTACCTCGGAGATTGGTTTTCAATGGGGTTGGGCTTATTGGTTCAATGACGCTGTATCCATGATTTTAGCCAAAAACTTTCTAATTCAACGAGAAGTAGCTTTTGACGTTACATACGATGAGGCTGTAGATAATTATCTCATTGTCACCGATTACGTCACATCGGATATGGTGGTCGCATAATGGCTACCATTGAGATATATGGCGCACCAAGCGTCAAGACTTACTACTGCGTATATTGCGGTTTTGACATGACAACTACCGGAATCTGTATAGACTGCAATGAGTATAAGAGCGCGGTTACTTTACAGGAATTTGTCGAGTTTAACGGGCATTACCCAAAACTGAAGGCGGTCAAATAATGAATCTTATACAGCTTGTAGGAATCGTCGGTTTATTCGCTGTAAGCAACTTTATCTGGTATTGGCAAGGTTGGAGAGATGGTCGTAGAGTCGGCTATGCATCTGGACGCAATATCAATCGATCAGCATTTTGGAAGGAATAATGAGAGCCAATGAAATCCTCATCGGAGCCATCGACGCGATTAGTGATAGGGGTCAAGTCTATGGTCATCCGAAAATCAACCAAGGTCGGATTGCTGCAAGGTTATCCAATTTATTTGATTTCCCAATCACAGATTATCAGGCTTGCCTTGCACTGGTCGAAGTCAAACTTGCCAGAATCCAAGAATCACCAAGTCACACAGACTCATACATTGATGCCTGTGCCTATCTTGCACTAGCTGCACAACTGCGAACAGAACAGGATCATCTTTATGTTTAATCTTGCTGACTATGAGACAGTCGAGGTAAGACTTGAAAAGTTTATTGCCGATTATCCTAATTTCAGGATTGCTACAGAATTGGAGTCGCACTTAAATGATAGATTTATTGTTAAAGCATACATCTACAAAGATATTGCAGAACACGTTGCTTTCGCGACAGGATACGCTGAGGAAAAGGTTACTGATCGCGGTGTCAATTCAACTTCTGCTCTGGAGAACTGTGAGACTTCTGCGATTGGTAGAGCACTTGCAAATGCAGGTTATGCAGCAAAAGGAAAGCGCGCAAGTCAAAGCGAAATGGCAAAAGTCAATCGATTTATTGAGCGACCTACGCTTGCAGCGGTTCCAACTCAAACAAGTGCAAAACAATCTGCATCACAACAAGCCGCCATTATCGCTGATCCTGTGGATTATTGGGCGACACCATTCGGTGATGGATCAAGTACGAAGTTGGTCGAAGCTCCGGCGACAATCGAGCAAGCAATCCATAACGTAAGCACGATTATTGGCACAGCAGAAGCACAAGAAGTCCCACAATGCAAGCATGGACACATGATCTGGCAAGAAGGTCAGAAGAATAACAAGTCATGGGCTCGATATAAGTGTCCTTTATCTGGTCATGCTGGCACAGAATCTGAGTGCGAGTCTCGTTGGTATAACTTAACAAAAGATGGAACTTGGTCAGCACAGAAAGCGAGAGTATAATGGGCTATGTCGAGATACACACACCAGAGGGATGGATTGATGTTGAGGATATTCCAATGGTCACAACTGTTAATTGTCAGTTATGTAATCAGCCAACAGAGGCGCAAGATATTTTAGTTACAGCTCAGATCAAGGATGGTGTCGTAGTTGCTGGTACTTGGTCCTGCAAGAAATGTAGGGCTGTCAATGGATAGAGAACAACTTTTATCTATTCTGATTATTAGCATGTTTATTGCAGGGCTGGTCATGGGCTTTATGGCGCATGCCTAGTCAGCACAGAAAGCACCGAGGTTTTCGCACAGAGCGCGTGGTCGCACAGTACCTATCGACTGTCTGGCCTCACGCTAGTGTGGGAAGGGGGCAAGGCAAGGATATTCAGAATGTGCCATTTGATGTCGAAGTCAAGGCACGCGCTGGATTCCAGCCTAAGCAGGTTCTCGCTCAATTAAAGATGCGTACCATGATCTCGGGGGACATTGGTATCGCTGTATTGAGGCTAAATGGACAGGGCGAAGATGCAGGGGAGTATGCATGCATTATTCGCTTAGAGGACTTGCTTCCCTTGCTCGAGTTTAAATATGGTCATATTAAGAATGAGCCAATGGATGCAGATATAAATCGATGCAGCTGTGGTTCTTGGATGATTGGGGAATGTCAAACATGCCAGCCTATGACTACAAATGTGGGAGATGTGGTTTGAGTAATGAATTACATCATGGTTGGCATGATCGTCCAGAAGTATTATGTACATATTGTAATGAACCAATGTCTAAAGTAATCAGTCCAATACCGGCAATCTTCAAAGGGAAAGGATGGGGTGGTAGTAAGTAGGAGCCTCTGACCAGCACTTTTAGGAAGGATTTGACATGGATGGTACGATTCAGCTCGCAGAACGCATCAGGCGTTCAGCACGCGCCCGTAAGGGCATAGCGCGTGTGGTGCTAGCGACATCTATTGGGACATTGCTATGCATTATGCCTAATGCTGGTAGTGCTGCACTAGATGCTAAGAAACCCTTTATTACTTACAAACAATATGCGGCTTTAGTATTAGATAATCACAAAGAATACAAATGTTTAGCAACACTATATGGCAAGGAATCAGCATGGAATCCAGATGCTGTTAATGGATCACATTACGGGATACCACAAGGCAAGAGTAAGTACCTTGCAACACTCAATGGTTATCAACAGATACAATGGGGCTTAGACTACATAGGTCATCGATATGGTGAACCTTGTATTGCATTAGCACATTGGAGAAAGTACGGTTGGCATTAAAGAGTAACGACCCGAGGGCCACGTCTAAGTGGAAGTCCTTTAGATTAGCTGTACTTCATCGAGATAACTACACATGTCATTACTGTGGTAGTGATGAGTATCCAACTGTGGACCACATAATACCTATCTCGGTTGCACCGGAGCTTGCTTTCTCATTCGATAACTGTGTCACTGCATGCCGTCGTTGCAATAGTTCAAAAGGATCGCGCAATCAAGGCGTTTTTTTAGCATCAACTTCTAC